TGGAAGACTGGCTTAACAGTCTCAGGTAGTGTGCCGTTCTCAGCGATACCGCCGTGAACTGTGCCTGAGTTTGGCTTGTCAGTGATGACTCGCCATCCACTTCGCTCCCACGGCTTCTTTGGTAGAATCGAGAATGCGTTGAATTCTTGGTTGAGTTGTGACCAAACCTTGCGACCATAGATTGCTTGGTATGTTCCAGCGGTGGTGCTTAGCATTGGTGAATCGGCTTTGAGAAGTTCGCTACCAGTGTATGTGTAACCCATTGAGTTACCTGCTCCGTAGTAGTATCGCTCCATATCTGTTACTGTTCTTACATAATTTCGTGCCATGTTATTTCATCTCCATTTTTTTTTGTTGTTTGTGAGTTTTCACTCGCTGCGGTATAGTCCTCCAGCAAGTTGGTGAACTTCGTCCCAACTCATGTTTGCCAAGTCTTGTGTGCTTGGTACTTCAACGGCTGGGGTGGCTGACTTAGCAAGTGTTGTGCCAGCGCCACTGGAAAGAGTGTCGATTCGCTCATTGAGCGCTCCGAGAGCCTTCATGACTTCATCGAGAGGAGCACGAGCGTCAAAGTTTTGTGCTTGTGCTTTTGAAAGTTCTTCAGCATATTCTTGAGCGTAGCGACCTTCAAAGTTTTGTTCAAGGGACTTGCGGAACTCTTCTTCTTGCTTTGCAGCCTTGAAGACTCCGTATGCCTCTTCGATTCGGTGAGCGTCGATGTCATGACCAGTAATGAAGTCAGACTTTTCGATGCTTCCACCGCCACTTAGTCCAGCACGCTGGATAGCGTTGGTAGATGGGTTGCCTCCTTCTTGAGCACGACCCTTAACTTGTCCAGCGAAGTAATCAGCGCCGTCGCCAATTGCTTCAGGGGTAGAGCCGAGGTTCGCTTTTGCTACTGTGTCAAAGTGAGCACGAGCAGCGCCAGTGTCTACTCCAGCGGATTTGAGAGTGTTTTCCATCCAGTCAAGATATTCAGAAGTAATAACGTCAGAGAACTCAGACTTCATCTTGTCGTCTTTCTTGTCCTTTTTGTCTTCTTCTTTGTCTTCCATGTAGTTACCCTTTTCAGGCATGTCCTTATCCTTGTCTTCAGATTCTTCTTTCTTTTTCTTCTGAGCGTCTTTCAAGGCTTGAGGTAGTTCTCCTTTCTCCATAGAGTCCAGTCGTCCCTCAAGTCGGGTCAATACATCGTTCATTTGTTCCATTACATCGTCGGTCATTTTGTTCACCTTGTTTTTGTCTTCCTTTAGTATGTTGAATGTGGCTTCGGGGTTAATTCCTTTTTCGCATATTGTGATTTCGTGTAGTTCTAGTTTTGATATTTCTTGATATGAGCCGTGGGATTTGTCGCTTTTGTTTACTCGCTTGAATGCTTGTCCTCCGATGCTGAATCCTGTTAGGTTTCCTTTTCGGATTTCACTTGCTACTTCTCGTGCCTTCTCGATGTCGTTTCTTAATTTTACTACAACAAACATTCCAGCATCGTCTACTTCGCTTTTCCACAACCTCCCTTGATTATCTGTATAATTTGAAATTACTTCTCCTACTTGTATATTTGAATGTGCTAATTGGACGTTTCGATACTTTGGGTCTGACATGAATTTTTTGAAAGCGTCTTTCAATGCAGCCCTTGTAATTAAATCTCCTTGCTTGTCTACGAGTTCAACAGAGGCATATCCTGCCACAATGAGGTCATTGACCCCCTTGAGGAGTTCGATACCATTTCTCCGCTGACTTCGCAACACACTATCTACTCCTGTGTTTGTTCACCTACATAAATAAAGCGGCATCACTCTTCTTCATCCTCATCGTCTAAATCGCTGTGCTGCTTGCGTTTTTTTCGCTCTAAGCGTTTGTTACGCACATGCTCGTATTCTTCTTCCGAATCTTCTGTCGGGCGCTCAATCATATCCCAATCGGGGACACTTTCTTCGCTGGTCAGGCTGGTCGGCCCTCGTGGTGATTCAACTGCATCACCTACGTCAATACCTAATCCTTGTGCGCCTACTCGACCTGACATTTTTTCTTTTTGTAGGCTATCAAGCCGTTCTGTCAAGTCAGCAATACGAGTAATTGTCTTGAGCATTGTTTTCATACTGGGCTTCATGATGTTCATTTCATCATCGGCATCAATGACACCAGCCGATTGTTTTTCGCTGTGCCTTCTGTCTTTTTCAGAATGCATTGAGTGATAGGTCTTGTCGGGAATAATCTCTTCGACCACAGTATCGTCTTTCTTATCGACTCCTTTGAGCATCAACGACACAGCCTGATTCCATAACGGTCTAACGCTTTCGGCCAGTTGAAGCGTGTAGTCAGACTGGCTCAACTCACCCATAACAGAGTGTGGTGAGTGCGCCCAATTCCCAGTATGACTGGATTCTGCTTTGTAAACAACCTCGTCTAAGCCATCAAAAACAATGGATATTCTATCATCTTTGAGAGCAATATCGTATGGAACTGGGATAACTGGGTGAGATTTTGCCAGTAGAGATAGCGTCTCAAGACTTGCTGGACTCTCGGCATCAGCCTCTCCTACTATCTTTGAAGAGGTTACATCATAGATTGTTTTCCCATTTCGATTCCGCTTTTTAACACCCGATACAGATATAGAAACCGTATCACCTTCTTTGAATGGCTTGGGGCTTTTGATAGTTCCAACATCGAGATACTGCTTACCATCATAATCAACACCTCGATTACCAAAGCCTTCTGAGTCGAGTGGCCCTGCTCCCAAACGATAAGTGTATGGCCCTTTACCTCGTGCGTCTAAGATAATGAAACTGACATTCTTGTTCTTACGGAGCAAGAACCACTTCGGATGTCTACGCTCTCCTCGCATGTAGGTTGAATTACCATCACGAAGTAGCAACTGCTTATGCTCTTCTTGTAGACTCTCTACTGTGGATTGAAGCCCACCATCTTCTGTAATACGAGTATCATAAGGACCGGGAACTAAGACGTTATCGTGACTGTCAAACTGACCCCTTAGAATTTTGAGTCGCTCTCTTACTGTCATATCTGACACATTTGTGTCATCGTAGTCAAGCAGGTCAATGATGTGGATGTTGTCTTTCATTTGCACTGCGTCGATAATGTAGTTCTTCTCGGTCAGTTTTTTGAGACTCGCTTTGTTTTCTTCGCTTATTGGCACTGCGTTGTTGTTACCGTCGTAAGCAGTAAAGCGATTCCCCTTTCGCATGATTATCATACGCTCACCATCGTAGAATGCTGAGACAACCCAATCACCGCTGAATCCTCGTAGTGCTTCAAAATCTTTGAGACTGAAGATACGATGCATTGGTAGAATAGGAGGAGGACGAGCCTTGTCTTCTTTCAACAAAGCATCAGGGTTCATTAGCACCATCAGTGTTTCAGATGGGTCGCTTGTCGAGATGTTCATAGCGTCAATGTTTGGAGGTAGACCAGTGATGTCAGGACGATTCATGTTGGTAGTAGCAACAGGAACTTGATAGCCTGATGACAATACTTGTTGAACTGCATCTTGACCATGAACAGCGGTCATCAACTCTTCAGGAATGCTGTGCAAATACTGAGGCTCTGTGTTTGTGCCTACCATGATGGTTTTGTTACCGGGGAACTCAGCACCAACAGATGGGTGCAATTCTGCGTAACCGCTGTCCATTGTGCCTGACACGAACATGTCTTGGACGCTAACGCCTCGACCACCCACAGCAGGGTGAATTGGGAACATACCAAAGTTTGCCTCTTTGACTTTTGTAGGAGGTGCTACTACCTTTTCCATCGTCTGTGCTTTCGTTGGGTCAAATACAATAAGGTCGTGAACTCTACTTTTGGCTTCGTTTAGACCGCCAGCAAAGCCCTTCAAACTCCCAGTAGCCATGAACCCCTTTTTCCCTCTTTTGTATCTCTTACTCTTATCGGAAAAATCAGTTAATTGCACACGAGATAAGCCATGAGTTTGATATGAATTTTGTTGTCTTGGATTGAATAATTGTTCCATAAGTTCAAGATGACCGCCATATTCTTTTCTGAATCTTTGTGCAAACTGCTTATTTTCGATATTATGTTTAGTCCCATCCTCTTTTGATGGCGTGCGTGTTCTTTTGTGGTTATTGAACATGGTATCTATAACCCCATGATGGTCGTCGGTGGTAAACATGTCATTTGTTTCCTCACCACCAAAACTGACACCTGAGCCTAACAAATCACCATGTCGTAGAACTTTGACAGGTGCATCCATACCTTCAAGCAATCTTGTAATCATGTGATTGTGAGCATCATCGTTTGGTAAATTGAGAAGAGAGCGAACCTTTTCAGGAGAGTGTGTAGGTAGAATCTCTTTACCAGCAGCACCCAAGACGCTTGCTATAGTGTGGTGAGGTGATACAACATCTTCGCCTTGAGAAAGCAATTCACTGGCGCTTTTTTGCTCTCTCTCAATTTCACCATAACCATGCGTCTCTAAGCCATGCGTCTCATGAGGTAATCGCAACAAAGCAAGGTTAGCATCCCTGAACAAACGAGAAGTATTTGCTATGAACTTATCAGGGAACTCAGGGTTGAAAGCATCAGAATCGGCCTTTTCATATTCAGGTTTCATTTTCTGAGCCATAGCCAAAATAGCATTTAGGTCGGCTTCGTCTTTTACTTCTAAATGGTTTGCTGTATGCTCAAACTGATTAACAAAATCAGGTTGAGCCAGTGCATGGATGTCATCAATCTCAGCCTCTATTTCATGCAATCGTGCGTTGGCTTGTGCAAATTCGTCGCTACCCATTTCCATATTCTCTATGGCGATGCTAATATCATCATACTCATCGTCCAATTCTTGAACAGTGTCCCGTTGTGATTCAGTTAGCATTCCCTTTACATCATCTTTCTTTGTCTTATGTCCTTGATGAATACGGAACAGTTCTTTGCTATTTTCATTATGACTCAGCCTTGCATCAGCAGGTAGATTGCTTCGACTAAGACGACGATGCTTCTTCATAGGTTCATGTGGGGGGTGAAGGCGACCACCCATTGTTACGTTGCGATGAGACTTTACTGAGTTTGTATGCGATTGTGTAAGTTGCATACCCATACCACCTACGGCATTGATTGGATTTGAACTAAAGTGATTTTTTGCATCTTTAAGTGTATTTAGCGCAGCACCGTTGTAGTAAGTTTTTCTTTCGTTATCAGTCATGTAACGAATCGCATTCGCATATTCTCCGTTTAGAGAAGATGCTTGTCGAAAAGGCATGTTCTTGTTGTTTCTTGGTTTACGATGAATGTGATTTGAAGAATCCCACAGAGAAGAAATACCATGTCCTCCAATGTGTTCTTTTATGAGTTTTGAATACAGAGAAGGAACGTATCGACCCCAAAGCCCTATTGTTTTTGGATTAGGAAGAAACTCATTACCTTCAACTTTACCGATGACGGAAAAACCCTGAGTGTCTTTTGGTAAGGAGTCATGTATCATCTCCAAATAATGCAAGACGTTCCTACCCATACCGCCTTGATGATGAAACTCATCAGCGAAGTGAGCACCAAGTCCAACGATGTTACCCATATTGTCTGTGAGATAATGTTCTCTTTCATCTACTGGAATATCAGTGATGTCGTAACCGTTTGAGCCTCCATGATGAAACCAATCGTGATTACGAATTGGTTTCTGTTCTTTGTTCTCCTTAGCCAACTCTTTTGCTCTATCTATGATTTGCTTGATTTTAGGCTGAGAAACAAGTGGCCCTTCATATCCGAGTAGTAGAGGGTGTGAGTCCATTTCAGTCATGTCTTCATTGTAGCCCATAAGAGCCAGCATTGTTTTTACATCTACAAAATTTTGCTCTTTTTCATCAAGCACCTTCAACTCTTGAAGAATACCTTCACCATGATGAAGTGGGTGTGCCTTTGCACCATCGTGGATTTTTGCACCTTGTCGCATCGCTCTAACTGGTAGTTGGTTGATGAAGTCTTCATCTTCATCAGGTGGTTTTTCAAACGCACCAACATCAAGAGCATCCTTGTGCTCAGTGAGAAGTTCATTGTATTCATCAAGAAGGTTGTCATAGACAGATGTTGTAGACTCGTTATCGCTATCAAAAGGCGTATCTTGCATCGCCTGTATCAAGGATTGATTAAGAAATCTTTCCTCTCCGTTTGGCACATCATCAATTGTTTCGTAGTGTCTCCTAACATTCGCACCATGAATGTCCTGTGGTCGCATGTAATGGTCAAACTCGCCAGTAAATCGCTGAGCGAGGTTTCGTTTGACACGCCCAGCGCTGATGCTCATATTATTGCCTAAGTCGATGTTTTGAACATCGTGAGCATCTGTGCCTTTTTCGTGAATGTGGTCGATAACTTTCTGTCTTTCAAGCGGAGATAAAAACTCCAAACCGTAGAGATAGCCCTCATATCCCAGTGCTTCTCTAAGCGGTTTTGGCTCAAGGTCAGCCTCACTTGCACCGCTGTAGAGATGGTCTTGAATCTCTTGTTCCGTCATATCCTCCTTTGGGTCATACATCTCACTGTGATACTGGTCACCCCCCCATCTCTCGGCTGCATCTTCAAAGTGCATCAATTGTAGAGCGTGCTCGTGCTCATCGGGTATCGGGTATTTGTCCATCATTTCATTGACGGCTGCTGGGTTTTCTTTTTTCCATCGTTCAAAGTCTCGGAGATAAAGGTCATGGGCGTAGTTGTCTTTCAAAGGCCCAAGATGATTGTAGTGCTTGACATCCTTACCTACTGCGTTGTCAAACTTTGTCTTACCAATTACCGACAAGTTGTTTTGCTTTTGCTCATAACTTTCTTTGCCTTTTTCGGCTTCCTTGTATTTTTTAGCCAAACTATCACCACCCGGCTCAGATGGTAAGTAGAAGCGTCGTAACTTTTCTATCATTTTTGACCTACCAGTTATGGTATTTTTTTGACGCAAAGGGTGGTGGTTTTTGTGATGAGGGTGTGACTCAGGATAATGTTGCCCTTGAGCGAACTCAGCATGAGGAAACGAAGAAGCCAAATCAAACAAGGGGCGCTCTCTCATACGCCCTTGCCACGCATGGTTACCAATCCGCATCTCTGCGCCTCGTTCAAAACTGAACACACCCTTCTGTTTCTTATCAAATCGGTGTCGCTTTTTCTTGGCTTGCTTGAGCAACGAATCACAGATTTCATCCATAGGTGTTGCTTTAATATGAACACCATGATTTTCTAAGTTCATCTTAGCAAAGTGAAAATCACCAACAGCATTGGGAATGTTGATACCATCTATGATTGACTTGAGAAGTTCGTTACGACTTCTGTAATACCAATCAGATGGCGTTTCAATCAATCAAAGACCCCCTCAATAGGGGTTGTTGCTGAGAACCCCGTTGTTGTCAAGACGACTCACTCCGCCACCTTCGTGTGGGTTCAACATAGAAGCCAACTTGTCAAGACTAACTTGCACTGATGTAGCGCCTTTGTTGGCAACGTCTTCAGCGTTGTATGGATATTGATTGGTTGTGTAGTAAGCGTTTCTTGTTTGACCACCAGTTTCAGACATAAACATGACACCCATTGGAGAAGAGTCATACGATGTAGCGAAACCGGGTTGAGAACCTTCAGCAACTGCTTTTCTGACTTTTCCATATAGTGTATTCAATCCTCGTGAGGCAAGGCTTGGCATACGAGCGTCTTCATGTCTTTCTACATCGCCTGTAGCGGATTTATCGGTTAGAGGCATAGGTGGGCCACGGAAGCCGGGTCGCTTGATTGCGACACCACGCCTTTCACCTCGCTTTTGCTGTCGAGGTGGCCCTTCGCTCATTCTGAAATCACTTTCACCAGTATCTTCTCGCATAGGCATTTCACCCATTGGAGACATGTCAGGCTCATCAGGGAAACTTCGTGGTTGTCGTGGTTCGGGGGCTTCGCCCATGTTTCTCTTTTGAGCGTCAGCAATTGTGAATGTGTTGGCTTTTGTCTTCATGTCCTTTGCGCCTTTTCCGTCAGCAGCAAACTTTGGCACTTTCTTACCATCATGTTCAACCATGTCAAGTCCTTTTTCCATAGAATTACAACCACTCTTACAACTTCCCATCTTGGTCATTTTCTTACCACACTCAGGACAATCCTTACAATCGCATTTACCAGCAGGGCAATCACATTTTGCTTTTTCAAGATTTTCAATACGCTCAATCATAAATTGGGCTTTGTTCATCAGGTCGAATGCTTGTCGGCTCATTGGGGATGCAATTGGCTTCATTGTGTCACCTCGGTTGATTTTGCTTGTTCGGCCATTTCATGAATTTCCTCCCAAGACATCAAGTGAATCTCGTTGTTTGTGTATTCGTTCTGACTCTTCAGCAAAGCAGAGTCATCAGATGTTCCTACACCGATGTCTCCTCTAAATGCATCAGTAGAAACATCTTGGCTTAGCGGTGTCATAGTGGCTACGAACCCTGCTTTTCTTAGCATCGTGATAGGGTCGCTCAAAGCCTGTTTGAGTTGAATGTTTTCTGTTTTCAAAACCTGAAGGTCGCTGTCCATGTTTTCCATTTTTGTAATCAGAGCATTCATCAAACGCTCAGCAGTGGATTCTTCGGACATTTAATCACCTTCATTGGACGTAACGACCAAACGTACCAGTATGCTTTGTGAATCCACGACCCACTCGACCTGAGACAATTGTACCGGGTAGCACGTCACTTCGTTGAGCAGAGTTGAGTCGCTCTCCAGTTTCGTTCATCTTCATCAGAGTCGATTCGCCCGGTGCGACAACGGCAACTTCGTTTTCCGCTTTCTTGATAGCCGAATGAATATCGTCGTTCAAATATCCAGCGAACTTTAGAATTTCATTGAGATGCTGTTGTGCGGTAAAAGGGTCACTGCTCTCCAATGCTTTGTTGAAAGCATCTGTATGAACAGTTAGTTTTCGTGCCATAGGATTCATTTTCATTAAGTCCATAATCTCGCCTCTACTGTAATCGTAGTGATACCACCCTAAATAGTGTTACTGTCCTCTCAACCTTCTACTGTTTTGTAATCTCGATGCATTTTGCTGAGGAAGGGTTGGTTGCAAACCTCGTTGTTGAACACTGGTTACAGGAGCACCAGCACCGGGGCTACCCCTTTGCTGAGGTCTTGCGGGTGAACGTGGAGTTCGTATTCCCATGCCTTCACCACCGGGCTGAGATGGAGGCATCATCTGAGGAGGCATTCGACCACCTTGCATCATTTGAGGAGGCATACCGCCTTGCATTGGTGGCATGGCTTGTCTTGGTGGCATACCTCCGCCCGGTGGCATACCTCCACCTCCACCGCCCGGTGGCATTCCACCTGCTGGTGGTTGAGCGCCTTGTTGCTCCTCTTGCTTTCGATAAATGAAGCGAATGTCACGTTCACCCTCTTCCATTAGTTCGGGTTTGTAACCAAGCATAGCCATACGTTGAGCGAGATTAACTTCCATCTCGTCACGGCGCAGTCTTGTGATTTCATCTTCTTCTTCGTTTGGATAAAGTGTGAGTTTCCAATCTGTGACATCCAACTCTTTGAGCATACGAGGGAACAGAACTTCAGTATACACCTTCTGTCCATACTCCACTGCTCGGTTTGTTACAAGAATCTGTAGACCTTCGTTGTTCAAACCACCAGCCTTACCGTTGTCAATCATGAAGATAGAGGAGACACCATAGAAAGCAGCGATGCGGTTTCGTATTTCATCACGCACAGCGATGTATTGCATCTCTTCAAGTGTGTCCATGAACTTAATCCAATTGACACCACCACGACCCGATGCTGACTCAATACCAACTTTTGGAATGTAATGAGGGTCACGCTCCATCTTTTCATCAACACCCTTCCAAAACGATTTCATTGATTCAAGGTTGTCAGTAGTAACACTCACAATACCCTTTGGAATTCTACGCTTCTGATAGGCTGTGTAGATGTAGTTGTCCATAGCGGTCAGCGTCATGGCCTGTCGCCAAAGTGTATTGACTGGAGCACGACCATACAATTTACCGGGATTGTATTTTGAAAGATGAAGCACCTCGCCTTTCATGAAGTATTGATTCTTACCTGAACCTGCCATATTGACATAGTGAGCATCAACCAAGCGAGCACCGCAAACTTGACACTTTGGCTCTTGACCGGGATAAGCAACTTGGTCACGGTGAATACGGCAAATCTTGTATCGACCACCACGAACACCACGCTTATCAGCGATAATTCTCATGAAGATAGGGTCACCACGAATCAATTCTTTGATTCTGTAAAACTGCACTTCTCCAGTTTTTTCATCGACGTAATACTCCTTAATCATCAGAAGAAATGCATCGTCTACAATGTTGAGGTCACGTTCAATCTCGTGGAGAACTTGCATGAAACTTTGTTCCATAGAGTTCTCTTGTTGCAACAACCATTTACCGTATACGACTTGTTCAGGGTCAGGGTCACGAACCTCTCCACCACAAGATGTGCATTCGGTAACCTCGTGTTGAAACTCTTCTTCACATTCAACGCACTTCTTACGAAACTTCTTTTCCCAAAAGTAGCCTCTACGGAATATCTCTTGACCGAGTTTTGTAATGACAGTTCTGAGAATAAGATTCTCATTTGAAACAGCATACAGCGCTGGTAAGGTAATACCTTGTGCTAAGACTGGCTCTTGTATACCAGTGGTATACAATGGCATCTGAGGTTGAGGTGTTGTCCTCCTTCTGAAAGGACTGGCTAATGTGCTAAGAAATCGACCAACAATACCTTTTTGTTCATCAGCCATCATAGTCCCTCCCTGTAT